TTTAACTTCATAACCTAATACTTGACTAGCGATCAATTTATTAATATCTATTGGTTTCAATGTAAACCTCTCCTTTTCTACCAAATAACGCTTTTATTCAGCTTCATTATTTCTTTTTTTGTCTTAAACCAAAAGATGCTATAGAAATCAACATCAAACAACTCCTTGCACTTTTCGCACTTCATATTAAATTCTCCGGCCATATCACCGACCTCTAAATAATCTTGGTAATAAGTGTGAATATGTTTGCAATACGGGCATTCGATGTAATCCTCTTTATGCATTTTTCTCATTCCCCATTTCTTAATAAAATTCAAATTTTGTCTTACTTTACATCGACACGTGCTTTACTTGCTTCTCGACTAAAACCATCCGGATATCTTTTAGCTAATTTTGCGATATTCATTTGAGCGATATCTTCTAAGGTATATCCCATTTCGTGAGACATGATCGAAATGTAGTACAAGATATCTCCCAGCTCTAAAGCGATTTTATGCGTATTCCCTTCTTCTTCTCCTGGACAATGAGCTGGATCAAATCCATGACCATGAAAAATAGCTTTTTTTACAATATCAGCAACCTCACCAGATTCTCCCGAAAGCCCTAATGCTGCATTTAAAACACGTCCACCAAAATCCTGATTTGTATTCCATGTACGTAATGCCGCTTCTTGATATTGATCTAATTCACAAATTTGATTGTTGCTCATAAAGGCTTGTCCTTCCTTTGATTTACTGATTAATTTAGTTACTTCCATAACGCTGTTTTTCATTGCTTTCATTTTGATTTCCCCTTCCTATTTAGCAAATCCCTAATCCTATTGGACGATTTTCAATTAAATACTTATCAGCTTGATCTATTACAAGAAGCGCAACTTCCGCTTGGTGTCTCCTTAACGCTTTTGCCATCTTTGGTAAGCTCATACCTTGACTCCACATTTTACGAAAACGAACTACATCTCTTTCATCCCAAATGAAGTTAGCCTCTTCTAAAGCGATGTATACCTTTAAGCGTGATTCCTTCATCGCTTCATGATTTCTTGCTACACTCATAAGCGAACCTACTTTCTAAAAATGATTATTTTATCTTTTCAGTAAACTTAGTATCCACACGATCAACCTTACCGTTTACCCAAACCGCAACTTGCTCACCGAATCCGCTCATTGGTGGATTGACTGCTGTAACATTTCCGTCCTTCACTATTAATAGTTTGTTGCTACTAACATCAATTTCTATTTTTTTCATATGTCCCTCTCCCTTTTGCTCAATCCATGTACTGAACGACATCTGGCTTAAATCCACTGCCTAAATAAATCCTTACTGGAATATCTTCCTTTTTATCTCTTGCTGCCTTACATAATTCCTCGGCTGTTTCCCAATTACACGAACTATCAATTGATCGCTCATATCGCCAAATTGCCATTGCGTATTGTTCAAATAATTCATAACGTTCATCTGGCTCCGTTTTACGTGGTAACTCATCTGTACATTTTGCATTTTTAGGAACATGAACGCGTACATCTGCATATGTAGTGCGTCCAGTTCCCCTTTTTACATTTGCTTTCATTACATCGAACTGACAAATTTCCGGCTCTACATCGAAAATATTCAATTGTTTAGGCATGTTCCTTCACACTCTTTTCAAGAGAATTAAGTAACTCAAGTGCTCCTTCCTTACTCAAAAACATTCGGCCACCTAACAATTCGATGTTGGAATCAGATACTTCACCAGTTACAAAGCATGACTTTTCTTGTTTTTTCAAAATGATGTTTTCTCCATAAACATGAAAGTCTACTGCTGTACCTTCAGCAATACCCAAAGTCCTGCGTAACTCTACCGGAATTACTACACGTCCTAGCTCATCAACTTTTCTTACAACACCTGTGTTTTTCATAACTTTCTCCCCCTTGTTAACTTACTTTTTGTTGTTGGTTCCGTTTCAACTCTTGTTTCATTAATTCAAATTTGATTAACCATGCTTGCCAACGCTTATCGTTTTCTTCTTGCTGCTGTATTGCCACTTCACAATTACAACCTTTTGTTTCAATTACACCTGGATAAGTTTCTTTACGAATAATCCCTGTATTACGGCATAATACACACATGCTTATACCCCCTTTTTAAAATTGCGTAATCTATAATTATCCCCATGCATTTCTAACATTTCAGCGTTTTCCATCATCCGACTAAAATCACGTTCTCCATACATTCCTGCTAATTCACCGATCGTAAAATTAGTAGTAAATAAAGTACTTTTACCTATACGGCTATCTACAATTTCATTTGTCTTCGTTTGTTTCCAAGTGACGCCTTCTTTATCTTTCTCCGTGAATTCCGCTCCGAAGTCATCAATAATCAAGACATCAACTTTTGCTAGTAGAGACATAAGCTTGTCCTCTGTCATTTCACTGTTTTTATTCCAAGTGGATTTAATTTTGGTGAATAACTTATTCATTTGAATAAACATTGCACTGTGGCCCTTTTTCATAAGTTCTTTAGTAGCCGCTACACACAAATGACTTTTCCCTACTCCATAATCCCCCGTTATTATCATGCTTGTTGGTTCCTCTTTATTGAAAGAAGCTACAAAATACATAATTGTTTCTTTCGCATCAGCTAGTTCCTTTTTCGTTGGTACATAATTTTCAAATGTAGCTTTTTTAAGTTTGTCATTTATTAAGCTGTTATCAGCAAATGAATCATATAAATGAATGATTTCATTCTTCTTTTTTATAGCCAGTGTCTCTATAGCTAATTTCTGATCTTCTTTTTCTACCGATCTACATTGAGGGCAAAACTCCTCAAGTGTTTCTGTATCTATCAACATGCGTTTGCTGCAAATATCTTTAAAGTTTTCTTTCCCTACTAAAAATACATTCGTACATCTATTAGGCGACAATACATATCTTTGACTAGCGTTTTGAGAAGTCGTATTTTTGAATGAATTCATTGTCTTTGTGCTTTTTAGAGCTTGCATTTGAATTCTCTCCTTTTACTGTTTCGTTCAAATAATTATCAAAATGTTTTAGAGCAAATAATGTACTTGGTCTTAGATATTGATCAAGAGGTTTCCCTTCTTTATCAAACTTTCCAAGCCATTGTGATATCTTGTTATCAATGACGGTTTTGAAGTTTTCAACTGTATAACCTTCATTCCATCTCGCTCTAATTAGTTTTTTGTGACTCTCGGCTTTATGATTAAAGTTTTTATCTGCTTTTTCATTTAAGTAATTTAGGATTTCTTGATAAGGGATTAATACTTTTGTATCTGATTCGTCAGAAGAAGATATATTAATTATTTCTAATTCTTTATCTTTATCTAATTCTTTATCTTCTTCTATATCTGTACCGTCACGTGACGTCATGCGAACGTCATTATCATCAGACTTGTTTTCTAATGATAATTGCTGTTGTTTCTTACGCTCACGGTACTTTCTGTTCCGTTCTGCATTTAATTGTTTTACACGTTCTAGGCCATCAACGTTTTGGTGTTTCTCCCAATTCGAAATACAAATGTACTGATCATCTGTTATCTCAACCATTCCAAATTGTTGAAATGTTTGAAGCGCCAATCTTACTGTTGCAATCGGTCTGTTAAACAGCGTTGCAAGCATTTCATCAGAGTAAGGAATGTTTTTACTAAGAAAAATATACCCACTTGCATTTGTTTTCCCGGCTTGCGCTAATAATCTAATCCATATAATTAGTAAGGTATCAGCTTCAGGCATGCTTTCGATTAAACGTATTTTTTCATCCTCAAACATACTAGTTGAAAGCTTTATCCATTTAACTTCTGACACTACAACTACCTCCTCGTACAAACTGCCACATATGCGTGTCCACTTCTGATAATTCGTTGAACTTCATAATGCGGATAACCAACACTGACATAATGTTCAATCATCTTCTTTAATTCATCCTTGCTCTCTGCTAAATCCCAGAACTTATTAGGTAATAGCACTTGATATTTGATTAAATCCATGTACTACTCCCCTACTTTCTGTGATATACTTATAACATCTTATTTTTTTTAAAGGACCCACTGCCATGGGTCTTTTTATTTTGTTTCACATCACTCCAAGCCCATTGTTTTATTGGTTCATAAGTGATGTATCCTAACCAAGCACTGCATCCGATAAACATTGCGAATATAACTAACGATGTTGTATCTTCCATTAGATCACCTCCTTATTGTTCAGATATCCATTGCAACAAGAACTCCTTTACTTGTTGCGCTGGGAAATACCATTTACCGCCTACTTTGTGTTTCGGAAATCTAGGATCGAAAAAGAATGTTTTTTGAATGGTATTCCAACCCATACAAGTTCTCTTTTTTAACTCGTTAGCATCCCAATACACTAACTCGGCATCAATTTCTTTAACTATTTCTTCAACTTTTGCAAGATAAAGATTTCTTACTTCTTTTTCATCGACTTGAACACTAATCATTTTCATATCTCCCTTTCTATAAAATTTAATTTTATCTATTACGAAACATAATCATCTAATGAACTAGGTCTTTCTGGTGGATACCATCCTGCGATAAATCGCATAGTATTTTGATAATATTTTCTTGGAATTTTATCGTATTTAGCTACACCGAAATGTCTTTTCAGTGCACCATAGATTCCTTGATACGATGCATTATCGTAACCTTCTTTTTTAAGTTCAAAAACACGCTGTTTTACTTTACGTTGCACAGCTCCTTTTTGTTGTTCGGTCAGCCATAATTCGTTATCTACTAGAATTTTCATTTTGTTCATTTCTTCTTCTGTATGATCTTGTCTTGATTTTATTTCTTTTAGTTCAGTCATACTATAAATAATTGCATCTTCAACACTTTGCGGTTTTTGTTGTAACTTTTGGATATGCTCTTTCATTTTCTTGAACTCATGTAAAAACTTAATTTTCATCTTCATTGCCTCTGGTGTTATGTAGCTCATTGCAACAATTGTGAATGCGTCTTCTGTAAGATTAAATTTTGGATACCATTGCTTATTTTGATAATGCTTATATTGGGTATGCTCAAAGTTGAGCTGACTCCATTCCGTTTCATTCGCCTCAAATAACTTTTCTAGTTGGACCTCGATATCACGCATTACGTTTTTATGTTCTTTTCCAAACATTTGAGCCATTGTTAAACTATCCGTAACCACCTGATTTCTTTCCATAAAAACAAACTCACTTACTGGATATTGCAATGTTTGTAATTGATTCATTTTCTTTTTCCTCCATTCTCTCATCAACTCTCGAAACGCGAGTGGGATTATAAAAAAAATTATCTACCGATACATCAAAGAACTCCGCAATTCGCATAGCTATATTCCACCTTGGATTCTTCTTTCCTTTTTCAATTTCACAATAATAGTTAGAAGAAATACCTAGAATTTTAGCTATTTCTAATTGCTTAAGACCTTTATCTTCACGCAATTTGATTAACCATTCTCTTTTCATGTTTACCTCCGATGTCGTATGTTTGATTTTAGTATACTCGCGTTTCGCGAATAAGTAAATATCTTTTTTTGTTTTTTTAAATAAAATAAATTCGCGTAGCGCGAAAAAAATATTGATTTTGTTCTGTGAAATGTTATCTTTAATTATAGGGAGGTTTTATATATGAACATAGGGGAACGTTTAAAGTATTTAAGAAACAAACAAAAATGGACTATGAAAGATATTTCTTCCAAATTAGGAATAGGAGACTCAACCTATAGCGGATACGAAACTAATTATAGAAAGCCAGACGCCGAAATGATCTGTAAATTAGCTGACTTGCATAATACAACAACTGATTATATTTTATGTAAGACTGATGATCCAACACTAGAAAAAACAACATCTTCTAATATTAAAGATTTCTTTGATAATCAAAAATTGCATTGGGATGGAAAAGAATTATCTGAAGATGATGTAGAGAGCCTTAAAGATTTATTAGAAGTTGCGGTCAAGAGAATGCTTAAATAAAGAAAAAGGATTAGCAAGATGCTATTCCTTTTTTTAGTTGGAGATTTTTTTGAAATGATTGCAATTCAACCTCATTCAGTAATCCTTGCTTACGTAATTCTTCCAACATATAAATTACATCTACATTCACATTTTCGCTCCCCAATAATACTTGTATCATTTGTTTAACCTGTATTTCTACCCCTTTATTCATCACAATAATTTCCTCCCTATTTTAATTGGTATATTTTAGGTGACGATTTTTAGGCGATAACCCAAAAGTCAACACCCCCTGAAAAGTACGAAAGGACGCTGCGATTTACGCAACGTCCTTCATTCTTATAATTAACTTACTTAAAATTAGTGACCGCCAGGTTCCTGGCTCATATACTGTACATGCTCAAGATTTTTTTGTTTACTAGCAACATGTTCTTTCTCCACTGCTCCAGTGTTTAGTACTAGAGTGAACGCACCAATAACGCCTAACAATAGTATACCAATTTTTCTCATACTTTCTCAACCTCTCTCTGTTTCTTTTTTAATAATTCAATTGTACGTCGTACCGCTTTAGCGTAATGATAGTTTGCAACCCGTTCGAAGCGTATAAGAGCCTTTTCCAAGCCCTCTAAATCTTCATTTATCCTAGCAATATAGTAATCGGTAAACGGTGAACTACCACGCTCTTTTATTAAATTATATATCATTTCTAATCCTTTTTCCTTATCTTCATACAATCCTATATAGTAGCCTAATTCGGACGTATCAATGTAATCAAAATTAATCTTGTCTAAATTAAAACCAAATTCGATGTACAAAAAATTAAGCGTAGTATTAAAGGCTTTGTATTTTCTACTGTCATGAGATACACCTTGTTTCTCTAAGTATTTGATACTATCCAAAATGTACTTTTCCGAAAGGACTTGATCCTGAAGCATATAAGATTCTCCAATGCAACATAAAGCTGTGGCTTTAATTACAGGTACCTCCAGACTGCTTTTTAATATCTCATTACATATTTTTCTACACTCTTCAAGTTCATCGTTGAATAATTTAATATACGCCACCCGATCCTTGTAATGTACTTCTAGACATGATTTGATAAATCCTTTATCCATCTTATCTAAATTTTTCTCAACCTTATCAGAATAAGGATGCATAGCTCTAATATTAAATATGTCATACATTGAAAAACTATATAGCATATTAACTAATACTCCGCATTCAGCTTCCATTGAGAATGATTTTCCATCTAATTCGTCTATTAATGGCTGTCCCTTTTTTTCGTTTTTATTTCGCATATTAAAAAAATTATAAACACATAAATATTTTTTTAATTTACCATTATCTCTATGTGTCTCTATAAGAGTATCAATGCTTTCGAACTCTCCAACTCCTTGATAATACACTAAAGACCTACGGATATTTAATGGGCTTTTTATCAACGAAATAAATTCATTAAGGACTGTTTTTCTTTCCTCCATATTTTCAAAAAGAACTGAAGTTACACGTAAAAAATTATCAAATTTCATTTCAGCTGTATTGCCTGTAACAGCATCTGAAATAACTACGCGATCTACCCCCGTTTTTCTCTCAATATCAGGGAATGTTAATTCCATTTTTTCAGCTTGTTTTCTAATACGTTTCATTAACTCCTTCACAATAACACTTCCCTTTCCTGAACACAGGACGCCATCCTAAAAATTTCTCAAGTTTGGAAACAGCATACGAGAAGGGAATATCTTAATTTTGTGTTATACTTAGATGTGGCTCGTATGTAGCGAAGTGTTTCCTAAAATGGGTTAGGGAACGGTTTTCAAGGGAGTTTCGACACAGACCTTGAAAATACGCTCATATGGGTCTTTTTTCGTTCATTTTAGTTACCTTTAATACTAACATGATTTCAAAAAGATTCGACAAAACATTCTGCAAACAATTGTTGAGAAAGTTTTTTATCGCTATAAATCAAGATTTTGGTACATATGCAATTTTGCATTTCATAAACCTATATGCATATATTACCACCAAACGGAGAACGCACGTTCCTGTTATTATTTACAAAAACAATCTAAATCAATATTTTGATTGTTTCACAATCAATTATAGTATGTTTAATACTTAAAGACTATACTCGAATTATGAAAGCGTTAGAATTATTTGGTCAAAATTTAAAGAAGCTTAGAAAATCTAGGGATTTAACACAAGAACAACTCGGTAATCAACTAAACCTCAGTCGAAATCAGATAAATAATTACGAGAATGCAATGTTTGAACCGAGCATGGAAACACTTCTTCAAATCAGTTCTTTTTTCAATGTATCGTTAGACCTTTTATGTAATGGTTATAACGACACAAATGATGGATTGTTACGTAACACTCTCGAAGAAGTTCAACAAACGTATGCGGCGTTAGAAGAACCTAAACGAGAGCGTTTTTGTAAACAACTCGTTTTTTATTCTAAAGTCTTAGCGGAGACTGACGAATTGTTATGATTTGATTGTAGAAGAAAACATTTCCAATATCTATTGGTAAAATTTTATCATTATCCTCGAGAGCACTAAGCTCTCTTTTTTTATGCAATTTATATATTTACTTTTTGTTTGTATGATTCTATCTTACATCCCGCCATTTTCCAATAAAAGAGGTAAAATATTCTTCAATATACAGAAAATAGTTGGATTTGAATTGTTTTTGTTAGTATTATGGGTTTTGTAGAAATATGCAATATTACATATTTATTGTTAAAATCATAGATTGCCGGTACATTCCGCAATCCTTAACGAGTTGTTGAGGTTTTTTTATTTCCACTCGACAAAATATGACAATACCCAAATAATTTGTTTGCTACCATGAGATGAGAAATCTTATATTTTTGATCCTAGGAGGATACACATTATGAAACATAAACTATTAATCGCACTTACAAGTTGTGCTTTAATCATGGGATTAGCTGCATGCTCATCTAATGAAACAGCAAGTACTTCTAATGACTCTAAAACTGAAGAGAAAGCTCGAAAAGCTGAAGAAAAAGAGAAAGTGAAAAAAGAAAAAGAAGAACAAAAAGAAGCCGAAAAACAACGTAAACAACAAGAAAAAGAGAAGAAAGAGCAAGAAAAGAAAGCTACTGAGGAACAGAAGAAACGACAAGAAGAATCTAGAAAGCAAGAGAACTCAAAACCAGTTGGTACCGATAAGGCTACATACGAAACTGAAATTAAGCCTACTATCGATGAAATGGTAAAGGAATATGATGAAATTTGGAATCAGGACTGGAGACCAATTTGGGGAGAAGCGGGGAAAGACCCTGAATCTCTTGACAAAAACGCTTTAAAAGAGAACATGGAGTCAGTTACAAATCGATATGATGCACTTTCCAAGAAAAATACAGCATTTAAAGGTGGCTCAAAGCTAACCGATCCTGTGTTAAAAGAGAAAATCGAGAAATTCAGGGTGGATTTTGGTTTAGCAACGAACTATAGAAGTAATGCTGGAAGAGCTGTAACTCAAGGATTAAAAGGTTTAGCCCCAATGAAAGACAGAATGGACGAAGCCCAAAAATCGATTAAACTATCCGATCAAAAGCTGATTAATGCTGTAGCTAGCTTAACTGAGGTAGAATCAAAATTAGATGTTAAACGTTAATAGGCACCCGAAAAAGTACTTTTATTTTTTCTCAATGTCCATTATTACTTAACGTGTTATAATTATATTGGATCGGCATCCATTATATATTATTAAAATTAAAGTGGTTATCAAGTCGAAGGAAGGCACCTTATGGTGTCTTTTCTTTTTTTACATTATATCCATTATGTAATCTTTGATTTTTTATGTGCATCTGATATAATTACTGTATCAGTATTAAAGTAATATCTTCTGTATATAATAAAAGAAGAGATGCTGCTAACATCTCTTCCAGCAACTGCTACCGCAAGGTGGTTGGTTGCATCTAAAACTTATTTTCGTTTAGAAGACTTCCCACGCTTGCGAGGCATATGGGTGGTCTTCTTTTTGCTTTTTTTATCAGTTAGTTTCTTAAATCCAAAAACTACGCCTTCTCTGGCGAAAGTCTTTGCGATTTCCAACAAAATCAACAAAAGAATATCCATGCGGTTACACCTCCTTTCCACAAAAAATGAAGAAAGGAACAACGCAACCTCCCACCCTACAATATACAGTTGTTTTCATTCTACCATACAAACGCAGGCTCCCCAATAAAAAAAGACGTTCAATCGGATATCTTTTTTAACTTCCCTCTAACTTTTTTAACATATAAATATTAAATCCTGAACATTCTACATCTAGATTTCCTTTTACGTTAATTAGGTTGTCATGATATTATTCTAATTAAGTTCGACAGTGACATATCCCACATTAGATGATATGTCGAAAATATAAAGGAGGATATCATATGGCAACTTTCAGAAAGCGGGGCAAAAAATGGGAATTTCGAATCCGATATGTCGATAAAACTACAGGTAAGAAAAAAGAAATTAGCAAAGGTGGATTTGAATCAAAAAAAGAAGCCACCTTTCATGCTAACGAACGAGAACGTCAGTTGTTTCACGGAATGGCTGCGGACGGCAAAAAAACTCTGTTAAGTGAATATTTAATTGAATGGTTAGAAACTTATAAAAAAGGAAAGGTGGCGCAAAGCACTTATATTCTCCATGAAAGAAATATTAATAAGCAAATCATCCCGTATTTTCAAAACATCAAATTAGCGGATATGAATAAAATCGAATACCAAAAATTTATTAATCACCTTATAAATAAAGGTTATTCCAAACGAACAGTAAAAATTATTCATACAACAATGTCCAATTCAATAAAACGTGCTATAGATTTAGATATGATCTACAAAGATTTCACAAACAGCATTCTAATCGCCGCGGATCGTTTCAATCAACATTCAAAAAAAGATAACTATTTAACAAAAGAACAAGTTTCAAAATTATTGAATGCGGCTCATAAAGATAAAGTTCTATACTATACATTGATTTACACCTTAGTGGAATCCGGGATGCGTAAAGGTGAAGCGACAGCATTAGAGTGGGATACAAATATTGATTTAGATAACAAAATGATTCACATTGATAGAACTATAAATTATCACGCTTATACTCCTACAGGACAAAAGAACAGTAAGGACTTAATAGGCAAAACGAAAACTTATGATTCTGTGCGTTCGATTACCATTTCGGATAGACTTGTCTCTGTGCTTAAAACATTTAAAACATATCAAAATGAATGTAAACTAAAACTTGGCGCTAAGTATGATAAAACCTTTGATTTTGTATTCACTACTACAGGAAAACCGATACCACATTCCACATTAAAAAACGTTTTAGATCGTATTTTAAAAAATGCTGACGTACCTAAAATTGGCGTTCATGGATTAAGACATACTCATGCTGTTCTCCTTTTAGAAGCTGGAGTAGAAATGAAATATATCCAGGAAAGATTGGGTCATAAAAGTATAGAAATTACTTCTAATATTTATTCACATGTCACACCTAAAATAATTGAAAATGAACAGAGCAAATATGAAGATTATGTGGGGCGAGAATTTATTTTTTAAAAAAGCGGGGCAAAAGCGGGGCGTTTTAGTTTTCTTAAACAAATCAACTTTCTTTGAAATTCAAAAAGAAACCCGTTAAACCCTTATATATCAGCGGGTTTCACTTTTAATTAAATTATAATTAAGAGGTGTCGAATCACTTATAGTATTTGCCCTAAAAATACATACACCCCTTTTATTCGTTTTTTTATCTTTGTAAATACCTTATTGTATCAGTATTTTTAATCATGACCTTTTTCAATTGTTTTCTAGTCTTTTCTAAAAAGCGGGGCAACGGTGGGGCATTACTTCGAAAAAAGGGGGGCAAAAGAGCTGAATGAAAATCCAGCTCTTTTTTATTATAAATCTTCCTCTGTAATATCATTTCCCCATCTACCGTAATCATATGGAAATTCGTTCGCCATGTACTCGTCATGACATTCTTCATGAAAGATACCATACTCAAAATTGTTCTTTACCCATTCTCCTTTTTTTATCGTACATTTACACCATTCGCAAATCGTTCTTCCTTTTGGAGCTAAATATTCACCATTAACTTTAATAGAAATCATATGACTTTCCTCCTTTAAATTTCTCCTATTACATAAGACTTCATAAAAACATCATATTTAGCTGCCAACTCTTCTAATTTCTTTTCTCTATATTTGGTAACCGTAAAAAAATGAATAATCGGTACTTTTCCGTTATATTTATTTTTATAATACGTAGTAAATTCCCCGTACCTTTTGAGCTTCTCACTATTTACATTCATCATCTGAGTGCGATCTATTTCTACAGCATTTAAAATTCCTTCTTCATCTCGGAATTTCACATCTGGAATAATTGTCTTCTTTTTATCATCTATTTTATAACGTATAGGTGTTTCTATTTTCCAGTCATCTGGACAAAACAGGTAGAGCCACGCTTCATTTCTCATAAGGCTGTGTGCTAATCGAATTGTTGGTACTATTTTTTCTGTATCATCGAATAGCGCGCGCCCTTTTTTATTCAAGTAATATACATATTCTTTTTTATAAACTGTACTATTAACGAATGAGTTTAAATCCTTTAATATACGGTTTGCATTTCTTATTCCACCTAAATCATGTATAGCCATTAAATGCCTGCGTGTAGCGAATTTCAGCTTTCTAATCGAGGTCAGAATCATCATCTGACGATTCAATTTGATGTGTGTTTGTATGTTCATGTTTCTCCACCTCATATTGTTTTAGTACATTCCACATCATTTTATTAGAAATATAAGGTACTTGAATTTCTGTTAACCTATCCGTTTTAAACAAAGCGCGTCCAGGAATACTTTTTATTGATTCTAAACCTGGTTCATCGATAACAACACTTGAAGCTGTTTGAGTTGGCAACCTAAATCCTAGCTTCGCATCTGAATTTTGCTTAACTTGTCGCGGTAATGTATCTCCAGTCGGATATTGTGTACAAAAAATCAACCTAAAACCAAGTGCTCCACCAATCCTCGCTATATAAGAAATCATTCTCTGACAAGCAATTAATAACTTTTGCTGCTCTTTGCTCATACTTTTATCCGGGCAAAGTTCAGCACCTTCATCAACTATGACAAAATGTCGTTCTTTTATATTTGTTTCCACAACGTTTGTATAGTGCCTTTCCTTCATATAACACATTTTTTCTTCCATCTTTTCAAGAATTGCATTTAAAACTTGAAACGTTTGAATCGGCTTTTCTGCTATAGATTCAACTTGCTTTAAATTTTGATATGGTCCGAATTCTAATCCACCTTTTAAATCAACAATGTATAAATGCGTATAGTCTGATTGTGCTGTAATAAGAGATGCCATTACATTCTTTAGAAAAACGGTTTTCCCCATACGTGTCAAACCACCTAAAGTCATGTGTGGTGTTTTATCAAAATCATGATAAATTAATTCTTCTAAGCTTTGCCCTATAGGTACAAGCCATTTCCCTTGTTCAACTAATGTTTCAGACCATCTCCACTTATTAGGTATGTCTTTATGAAATACTCGAATGCTTAATTTATAATTATCATAATGAATCCGAATTGGTTTATTTAACCCCTCACTCACAACGTCCTCAACTTTTCGAATGATTTTACTCGGCATACCTACAGGTAACGTGTAGATATATGTTGTGCTGCGATCATCATCAATTTGCTTGTGAAACTTAGGATAATGCAACTTATCGTCCTTTTTAATAGCAATTCCACTCACCTCGAAAAAGACTTGAATCTTCTTTTTATCATCATCTTTTCTTTTGAACTTATCACTTACTAATGCATAAGTTAGTGCTGCCGTGGGAACCAGTAATAACTCCAACATAAACATTTCCCCCTTAAATATCCTATAAGGATATCATTGCACTCTTTTGGAATATAACGAGACAAGCCTTTCCTTATACCTTCTCTGTTGTCCCACCCTTCCATATTGTGTTCCTTTATAGAAACATAACTAGCACATAACGTAGAAGGTATAAGAACGAGCCTGTGAGAGTTGTGTACAAAGTAATACGTGGAAGCCAATGTGGAACACTCTTCCCCATTTTTTCTGCTACCTTCATTGCAACTACTGACAAACCTGTTGCCGTCCAAATAACTACCGCTTCCCCTGCGAGTGTCATATCTATTCCTCCTCTTCTTTCTCACGGAATATAATACCTTTTTTCGTAAGGACTGCATCATAACAATCCATTAAAGTTTCCCAATTTAGAATGTCTTCTTCCTCACCGTATAGATCCTCTTCAATAACCTGGGATAAACTGAAATATCTTTTATACTCCTTGTTATTAAAAACTTCATGATTTTTCATGTGATTCATAATTGATTCCGTTTCTGTTTTTGATTTGGATTCGTTATACATTTGACGTAATTCTTTTGAAGGATGTAAATATGGAGTTGTATTCAAATGGTCATACTGCCAACGCATGTAATCCTCTCCCTTCTTGATGTCCTTAGTGCCACTTGGTATTCCTCGTGGTCTTGATATAGGTATATGAACTAGAATGAAATACATTGCCTGTCCATACTAAATTTATTTTTTAAAAGGACAAAAATGATTTCACAAGAATATACATATAGGGGGTGGGAATATGTTACGTAGCAATTTAAAACAAATTGTAGATGAAAAAGGATTACGTTACGGATTTGTAGCTAAAAAAGTTGGTATAGCTAATTCTACAATGACCAACTTGCTCCAAGGAGGATCACCTACACTTTTGGTTGCGATTAGAATTGCTAAAGTTCTTGATATGCACGTAGAAGAGATTTGGATAGAAGAAGATTTGGACACGATGTAAACTTTCAATAAAGTATTTGTCACTTTGAAGCAATACAAAGATTCTTAAAGTTTGATATAATAATACAGTTATTAATATTAATTAGGGGGAAATATTCATGAAAAAGGCTTTCAAATTCGGTTGTTTTGGGTTTATTGCATTATTTGTAATACTTGTTATTGCACTAATTATTGATATATCTAATGACGATCCAAAAGAAAAAAGTAAACCGAAAGAAACTGCTCCAGTAACTGCAAAATGGGAAGAAAAAATTAAAGAAATTGCATCGAGTGATAAATCTACAACTGAAAAGTTTGATGAAGTAAGCAAATACGCTAAGGATTACAAACCGTCAAAAGATGAAGTTAAACAATTCGGTGACGAAATTATTAAAGAATATAAAGATAAAAACTATATTAAAGATGTATCTAACCATGAATACATGCTAAAAAACCTTTTCAAATCACAAATTGTTGATAAAAATGCATCAGATAAAAATTTAAAAGATTTTGCTTTTGATTTCTGGCAAAACTCTAAATATAATTACCGTGGTGTTGAAAATGCAACGAGTAGCGCTACTCAAGCTAATGAACGCCAAATGGATAAAGCTTTAAGCAAAATGAATAAATAGAAGAAATAAAAAAAGCCGCCCAATAGGACGGCTCTTATTTTTACTTTTCAAACTTCACATATTCACCTGAAACCCATTGGTCGCCACCAACATTATACCAACCATCTCTATATCCCCAAGACTGATATCTTTCGCTTTGATGCACATTTTTTACGACGCCATAGTTAGTTCCTGGGCCAGTACGAACGCGTAACACATCAGCGGTAATAGTTACTACACCGATGCCATCATTTGAAGATTTAGAAGGTGCTGGTGCATTTTCTCCTGTATAACGAATATATGATGAATCATTATAAATCCACTGATCGCCACCAAGATTTAACCATCCGTTTGACTCACCCCATACTTTGTAGGACTCACCTTTACCCAATTGACGAATAACCCCGTATCCAGTACCAGGTCCTTTACGAAGGTTAACATTATTCCCCTCGATATACGCAATGCCTGTCCCACTAGATGACGGTGGAGTAGGCTTTGGAGCCACATTATTACTAACACCATTATATGCATTTTGGACTCTTTCGATAAAGCTATTCCAACGTCCTTCTGCTAGCATACGATGAGGACAATACTTCCCACTCCAAGATTGGTGTGTGCGAACTTTGCTAATTGGAATATTGTACTGTTTCATGAGTTGAGCTACAACAATAGCTGCATTATCTTCTGCTTTATAATATCGATCTCCACCATTTAAAGAGTAACAAATTTCAACCCCGATAGATTTGCGATTCCCGTTACCACCACCGTCGCCGCAATGCCAAGCGTTACGTTCTAAAGGAATACCTTGTACAGCTTCTTTATCATCCGCCGCGATATGAAACGAGACTTGGTTATCATTGCGAATCATATAAGCCACTTCGTTATTTGCTGTAGCATCGTTATAAGTATTGTGGACAGTAATAAATTCCGGATTCATTGTATAAGGGCATTTAGTACCATATTTGCTTGCATCAACTAAATTTTTTCTGATTTCCATTACTCAACATCTCCCTTTTTCTCTTCTTGTTTTTGTTTACCGCCCAAAACTTCAACTGCATTTGTCAAAGCTTGTGGAAGGGGAATTCCCATGCGACCAGCATTTTCTAAAAGTGAAAGTAATTCATTTCCGATAAAGAAAAAGATTGTAACTTCACGAATAGCACTATTTGTCCCTATTGCTAAATCAGCTTGAGAAGCTGCTCCGACCAAAAGAAAAAGCACCACCTTTTTGGCGATGCCTTTGAAACCAACTTTACTTTTTAATTCTCCGTTATAACCTGCTGCAATTACTCCTGTGATATAGTCGATAGATGCCATGATTAGTAGAACTTTCAATGTTGTATCCCATCCTCCTAAAAAGTACCCACAGAAGCCACCAAACGTAGCTATAAATGTTTTCATTAATACATCAATACGATCCAAATTCTTTCCTCCTTTGCAAAATAAAAAAAGCCCACTATTGCGCGCTTGTAATTAAATCTTCTCTTCCTTCTTTAGTTAGGTAAGCATCGACACGTTCCTTGTACTTCAACATAGGACCGTCAATTACTACTTCTTGATACGTGTAATATTTTTGAATAATCATCATCGCCATAAATTCAGCCATTTACATTCACATTCCTTTCAATGTTTGCTGCATGATGAATTCAGCCATTGCCGACTTAGTTACTTCTAGTTCTGCTTTTAATTTATCCATTTCAGATGGTCCTGGTTCTGGTTGTGGTGGCAATTCCGGTTTTAATTTAATCCACTTCTCTTGCTTGAAAACAGGATCATAAATTAAATCTGGGCAAACTTCTAAAGTGCAATTTGCTGGGATGTCAGGCTCATAACCTACGATAACATTTTCTTCATATGGTACTTTGACAGGTACATACTCTACCTTGTGCATTACGCAATTCAGACAGTCAAATTTACCATCTTCATTTTCCTGGTGTACTTCACATAACTTTTCTTCTGTGACAACTTCTTTCATATCTTCACGGTAGGATGTTTGTTTCTCGTAAACTGGTTTTTCTTCTAAAGGGATTTGTTCAGTGAACTTGCCGTTTTCGTCATAACAATACCCATAATATCTAGCCATAAAATTCCCTCCTTAGTTAACTACATAAGTAGCTACGATTTTTGTTTGTTTGCCTGTAGTGAACATTTCTATGCTGCCATCCCATTTAACGTTAACGCCTACTAAGCTACCATCATTCGCTAAGAAATTATGACTCAATGTGACAGGGGGACGCAAGTCCACAGGTAAGTTGCAAACTACAGGGCTAGATGAGTTCGCATTTCTAGATATCTCCATACGAATTGTTACTGTGTTACCTCTTCTTTCTGCTAAAGGCATATATCCCGAATTAACGTTAGTTGCTTCGGCTGTTAACGTCAGTGTAGTCTGTCCGTCTTTAAGCTTAGTCACAACGTTGGACGCAGTACCGCCACGGATATTAAGGTCTTTAACATCGAACACTCCTGTAGTACCATAAAGAGCCATTTGGTTAGTCCAGTTAGCTGCTCCAGTTGCATCAATAGGCGCCACAGCGTAGTAATTGTTAGGTACGTTAATCGTATGACGAACACCTTTAGAGTACACGCCTGAAGCATGAGGACGCATGTCCCATGAAGCTGCCGAGCCTCTAATAGTGAATGGTGCATCGAATGTCATCGCACCTGTGAAAGTGTCGCCCGTTTTCTTGACAAGGTTTGTATCAGCATTCACGATAACCTGCTTGTCTGAATAGCGATATTGGAATGGTACAAAATTTCCGTTTGTGTCGTTTATCCATATACCTGAATTACCGAACACAAGTTGCCCTGTAGCCGCTAAATTTTGGATTTGACTGGCAGTCGCAAAATTTAGATTACCCGACATAGTATCGCCACTACGTTTTACAACATCCATTGTATTCAATTTGTTTTGCAATTGAGTTAATTGCGTATTAATTGAAGTCCATCTACTATTAATATCATCTACTAACCATTGCGCTAGATTAATCAATTCTTCTAATTCAGAAATGTAAGGACCACTCATTGTATTCCCTGTCATTGCATCAGCTAATGTTACTAATCCAAAATCTTGAGTAGACGCCCTAACAGTTCCACCTTGTTCAATCGAGAAATACGATCTTTTTCCGATACCAGCTACCCCGAATGTTTCTGGTCTAAATGTATATTCAAAATTACCTTGCGTAGCATTGATTATTTTAACGCCGGAAGTATCGCGGACATAAGCGTTATTAGGTTTCAATCCTTCATAATAAATCGTATTTCCAGTTAAGTTATAAGGAACACCGCCATCCACAACAAATACATTTACTGTAACAGTCGCTTTATCTCCCTGACGACCAGTAACAACTGCATTTAATTGTGCTTGCTGGGTTTTATTTATGTCCAATACTAGTTTAATTTTCATATTGTTTTATCCCCCCTTCATTATTGACGGTTTCAATGTCGCTTTCGGTTAATACTTTTTCTTCAGTGTGCCTGTCAAAAATACTAGGTTTTCTTTTAGTTGCAGCTCTGAAACCAAATTTCGAAACTTCAGGTTCTTTTTTTACAATTTTAATTTCATACGAAAAATCTATATCTCTATCACTTTCTATAGTGAAATATGTTTCTGTTCTATTCGATACCCAAATATCACCGCGTCCATATTTACTAAGAAATACATGATAATTTTCAGTTTCATATTGTAAAAAGTCAGGAAGGTCGATCCGTGTATATCCATCCACAGTTGATCCATTGCCAACATGCGTATATGTTTCATTTGAATTTAGAGGAGCAAACATTTCTTTTTCAATCGGTTCGGGTGTATCTAATGAATATGTGGAAAGTGAAGCCGCATTAACGTTTGTTAATGTACTTCTAATATCGGCATTAATAATGCTATATCCATTCATGTCTAAAGTTTTCCAAAAGTTGATACGATCCCAGGTTGATAATTCTATAAGAACATAAGAAGTATCACCTTCTTTGTACATGAATTGCGTTTTACCTTCGTTCGAAATGAGTAATTTGTTCGTTGCGTCTTTTCTTATCCCGCCTTTTAAATATGTGCCGTCTTCGTTAAAACTTATCCCGCCACTGTAAACGTGAAGCGGTTTATACGTATAAAAACTAGTACTATTCAAACCAGCCCATGCTGTATTAGCATTATTTTCTCTTAATACGAAATCTACACCAGTATCAGAAACCATCGCTAAACGTCTAGTATCGTTGGAATACAACAACTCTTGAATGTAATTACTTTCTTTGCGCCTAGATTGCGAAGAAAGAATGATCTTACTTGTATTCATCCACAGGTTACGCCACGCAAATATACCTTTGAATCCATACGTTGTATCATTATCAACCACTTCAAAGTGCGGATCATAAAGTTGCGTAGTTGGATTTAATACAGAAAAACTTAAATACCTACCAGGTTCAACGTTCATGGTTACACCTTTTGTGTTATCAGAAACTCTGTATTGATACCCTAACATACCCACTCGGGTTGCATCTGAATCGAAAATCACTAATTGGCCAAAGTTGTTCAATTCCATACGTTTAATACCGTTAACTTGTGATTGCAAACCTTCTGGCATCATTTTAATAGTGTTACCGTATTCGTTGAAACCTGTTCTAACCATTCCGGCATCAAGTGTACCAGTCTTTATGAAATCCGCTACTATTGATCCATCTTTTGTTATCGCAACGCCATATGGTCCATTTACACCAGTTGACGAATAACCTAATCCATTAACATTCCATTGCCAAACCTTTTTAGCGGTCATTTCGTTATTTGTATCCATTATTAGAATACGATCTGGATAAACACGAACGTAAGAACCAAAACCACTGTTTATAAGGTCTGTAGCGTTCTGTCTAGCTTGTTCCAGAATGTTAGGTCCTAGATTGTTGACATCTGTTATAACACCGTCTATCCTGTCGTTAGCAGTGCCTAATCCTGTCTCTAAATCGTTTACCTTTCCATTTGTAGTATTTAAATTTGAATTCGTCTCATCTAAATTGGTTTCTAAATCATTAACTTTTCCGTTTGTTGTGTTCAAATTCCCATTCGTAGTATTTAGGTTGCTGTTTGTTGTATCTAAACCATCTTTCAATTGGTTTAACCTTTTGTCAGCATCACTAAGACCTACATTAATATCAGTTGTTATATTCAAAACTTCATCTTGGATTTTATCAATCTTATTCGTTTTACTAGTAAATGAATCTTTAAAATTACCAAGCGTTATATCAATGTATCTCTCTTTTACAGGATCATACTTATAAGATATAACTTTAGCTTGAATGTAAATTCCGTCTTCATCATGCTGCACAGTTACCGTATCACCCATATAAACAGACTGTAGAACGGCGAAATTTTTATATTCTTCCGTTTGGGATAACTCTTGGAAACTAACTTTATACGATGCTAAAGGCTGGTCCACACGATCTATTTCAAACATAGCGCGTGCTTTCTGCCTTAAGAATTCATAAGCATCTTTCAACGGTATAGCGTCTTCATCATCAGCGTACTCACCTATAGCCGCTTTAACATTTTCGAATGCCACCGTTTTGATCTTAGGATTAATGTATTTGTCCACATTAGCACTCGTTACATACTTTTCAGGAAGAAGCAAACCGTCAAAACCAATTGGCATTATTTTAGTTATAGGACTTTGCCAATCCACACTGGCTTCATATCCTAATAAATCTTTCTTATGTTGGATTTTAACACCACGATCCATTCCGCGTTTTTCTAAAATATTTACGAGGAAATTGTCCCTTTTTAATTCCCCACCCCAACGATTCAAGAAACAATTATCTTTACTTGTATCTAATAAGGCTTCAATTGGATTCATTCGAACTAAACGTGCGTTATTTAGCTTTCCGATATCGCTGAAGAAATTAAATCGGCTAGGGTATTGTAGAGCACCTTTTAATTGAGTTAGCGCTCCTATCCCTGTTTTACCTACAATATTTGTATCCTCTAGAAAATTATCAATTAGATCATAGAAAACGTGATAACAAAATACACTTAAAATCCCCATTGAAGCTGAAGGGTTAGCTACCCTAAACAACTGATCCCCATCTGGTGTTGGTACTTGTATTAAACTTTGTCCTTTTATATCTAATCCATGTGGAGAGAATAGCGGATATTTGAATGACAATACGTAAACACCATTTAAATCTTCTTGAACAGTCGCTTCATGAACAGCATCACTTAATATACCGATACCATTGTGTAAAAAGTCTGTTTCATCTGGTTTATAAAGTTTAATCACACATATCTACCCCTTATTTCTAGTTCGACTTTAGAGACTGTTCCTGTCCACGATATTGTGTTTTCGCCTTCTTTCAATATGGGGTAGTTACCAATCATTTTATTATTCATTGGAAAACTGCCGGAATAACATAACAACAAATCAGAATCAATAACAACTGAATTTGCAACATCTTTAATTTGAAAGGCTATTCCATTTACGTATACAGTTATTGTCCCGCTACCTGTAATGGTGAATTTAGGCAATGAATAAAGTGTCCCATAGTTCATAACAGTCATTCCGGTTACTAGTTCGATAGGTTGCTCAATAATATATTCATAGGGATCTGACTTAAATGTAACTTCGAATTGTCCGTACTCTTCGAATTGATTATCAATATCTCCTATGTCCACACTTTTTATCTTTCTATAGACGTTATCATCAGTAAATGAAAGTATTTTAGCGTTTCGTAACCAGGCTTTTATCTTCCGTAATAAAGGTTTTACATTATAGTCTTCTAATAAGTTAAAATTAATTGTGAATTCTACGTCTTCGTAACCGTCTTTCTTAGTTAACGCGCCGTTTTCCCTGCCTGGAATATTAATGAATTCGACCTTTTCTTTTGCACTAGGGATATTAGGACGATCTACCATACAAACATGGTAGAACCGCCCCAACTTATCATCTATTCTAATATCCAGCACAGTTATCTCCTCCCTATACCGATATTTAACATTTGTCCTTTTTGAGCAAACCAATCATCCGCTTTTTCGAACATCTTATCTAAATCTTTTTCATTATTTACAGTAGTGTGGAAAGTGACTTCATTTTTGATTTCTTGTTGCGGCTGCATGATTGTAAGTCCTTTCGCCAACGACATCGCATCATTAGCTACATTAGGAAGATTAGAAAGAAGACCGTTTCCAGTTAAAGACTTGTTCATTTGGTTTATAGCATCGCCAATTGATCCACCAGTCGAAGCGAATGAAGATATAGGAGCAAATCCACGCGCTAAAGCTGGCATATCTGCTGACATAGGTACTATAGATGCAAATGAAGCGGGAGAAGCAAAACTTGCTGTATCAGCACTAAATGGCATCGAGAATGAGAAGCTTGAAAATGGATTCAATTTATTTAAAATACCACCTGCTCTATTCCATGCATTTGTGATTGTACTTACAATGTTCCCCATGATTCTACTAACTGTATTGTAAAGATTTTCAAAAAATCTAATTACTGAATTGATAGGACGGAAAACACCTTCTAATATGCTAGAAATGCTATCCCAGTTTCGTTGCACATATCCTTTAATAGAATTCAAGACATTTGACGTTTTAGAACTTAAACCGTCCCATGAATCGCCAACTTTGCCTTTTACTTTTCCCCACACATCTGACGTAACCGAACTAATAGTATTCCAGTTATCGGACACTTTGCTTTTTACAGCACTAGCTTTATCAGATACGATAGAAGAAATTTTGCCCCAAGCGTCGGAAACAGCGCCAGAAACAGTACCCCAAATTCTAGAAGTTACATCTTTAACCGCGTTCCATCCATTAGATACAACTTCTTTAGCAGCATTTATTTTTTCGCTAATGTAACCTTTAATTTTATTCCAAACATCGGATATAAAAGTTGCTACTTTATTCCACACTTCAGACGTGACATTCGAAATAGTATTCCAATTATCTTTTACAGTATTGTATACTTTGCTTCCAAAATCTTTAACATAACCCCAAATCTTGTCCCATATACCTTGCAAAGTATTAGTAATCCAATTCCAGGTATCGGAAGTTGCTGTTTTTACTGCATCCCACAAACTCGATATAGTGTCAACCAGCATATCTTTATATTTATTGAATGTATCTTTTATAGCGTTCCATGCTTGTTCTATATAAGGTTTTATCCATTCCCAAAATTTAGTTACAGGTTCTTTTATTTGATCCCAAATCAAGATAAAAACTGTCAATAATAATTTAAGTGGTAAAGTTATAATGTCGAACAAGATATTCCAAGCCGTTTGTGCAACTTCTTTCAAACCTTCCCAAAATGCAGAAAATCCATCCTTTATGGCTGTCCACACATCATCACAAATTTGTTTGAACGAATCCCACATTTCAGAAAACCATGTTAAAATACCGTCCCAAATCTCTTGTGCTTTCGTACCAACGCTAGTCCAGAAATCGGACCATGCTGTTTTAAACTCTTCCCATTTTGTAGAAAAATATTGAACTACACTGTCCCACCAAACACCTAAATTAGTTGTGAATTCTTGCCATTTTGTAGAAACTGTTTCCCCTAAACTTGACCATAATTCAGAAAACCATGTAGTAAATTGAGTCCACTTTTCTTTTAACCAATCAGTTATACCGCCCCAGTTATTAAATATAGCTATAGCAGCTACTACAATTGCGATAATTCCAGCGATAGCAGCAACAACGGCGGCAACTGGCGCGCCAATGAAACCAGCAATTACAGTTACAACTATCGTTATTCCTTCAGCTAACATACCGATAAAGCCAACTAATCCACTAATTAACGGCCCTAATTTCATAAACCAACCGGCTAACGTACCTATACCACTTATAAATGGCCCTAGTATCATCATTATCGGCCCCAATACAGTTGCTATTCCACCGATTATAGCTATCGTTTTTTGAGCTTCTGGTGATAACGAATTAAATGCATCGGCAATAGATTTAACTGCATTCTTTACATCCGGCATGATTTTTTCGCCTAAGTCTAAAAGCATTTCACCAATAGGTCTCATTGCTTCTTGAAATTCTCTGAATGTCTTTTGAAATCTAACACCAAATGTATCTTCTTGAACTTTCTGTAATCTCCCCATTGCACCCTCGGTTTCCCCAAGGCTACTGGTTGCATTTCCCATACTATAAACAGTTTTGTTCCCTAAATCTTCAAATTTCGTTCCCATTAACGCTACGCCTAATTGTGTAGCTTCAACTTGATTATCCATCCCCTTCAAATCGTTTATGATAGCATAGAAGACATCTGAAGCTGGACGTTGACCCGCTTGGAATTCTTTCCACATTTGCTGTGTTCCTGCTGACATTTTCCCCATTGCTTCAGTTGTAGACTTTGATCCATCTTGAATACGAATCCCATATTCTTTAACCAGGTCATTGACATAATCGAGGTTGTACGCACCGTCTTGAGTTCCATTTTTTAGGATATCTAACATTTGTTTAGAAGTGAAACCAGCTTGTTTGAATAACGGCGTATACTCGGCCAAGTTATCAAGGAATTCATTTGAAACATCAAGTCCACCTTGCATACCAACGGTAATGAAGTCCAAGGCTTCTTTCCCTGTCATTCCGTACTGTTTCATTAGCTGGTTAGCACCGCGAGTCGTTTCACCTAAATCGATATCGAATGTCTTTGATAAAGCTAAAACTCCTTCTGTAACCCCTTGTATTTCTTCGAGCGGTACATCCTCCATGTTTTGCCAAACTTTAACGACTGTTTGGTTAACATGATCCAAACTATCTCCCCAGCCATTTCTGAAAACATCTTCAGCTACCTTCCCTACATTTTCAGCGCCTTTTTCCGTCAAACCTAATGATGCTTGTATTTGTTTTTGCGAAGAATCGAAATCAACGGCCCACTTTGTAGCAGCAGCACCCGCAACGCCTAGCGCTGGTGTAACTGATCCTGTTAAATTGCCGCCTATATCTTTTGTCGCTTGACCTAATTTGCTTAATTTATTACCTGTGTTTTCGGCTTGTGTGGCTTGTTCGCGCATTGAAACATTAGCACGTTCCATTTCTGATCTAAGTTGTGATTCAGCCGTTCTAGCTTGGTTTAATCTTGTTTCTAATTGCGATACTTCCCTAGAATTTTTACCGTATGCACTGACAGCAGCCTCTAATTGTCGCTCTAAATTAGCAACAGACTTTCCGGTCATTTCTAAATTTCTTCTTAAATGGTCTTGAGTACCTGCTAATTTTTGAGCTTCATTACCCGAACGATCTAATTCAGCTCGTTCTAACGCTATTTGAGATTGTAGTCTTCTTGATTCTGTAGCGAGTTCCGATTCAGCTCTCTTTAATTCTTCTAATCTTTGTTTTGATTTACCAGATTCGCTATTTCGGTCTGCTTCTGCTCTTTGTGCTTCTCTTAAAGAATTTGTTGTAGTTTTAACTTGATTAGATAAATTAGATTCGGCAAGCATAGCCTTTCTTAATGCTTCTTCAGCCTTTTGAACTTCTTTAGAATTTTCACCCCACACTTGTTTCGCTCTGTTTAATTGGTCAGTAGCTTCTTTAGTTTTCTGTTTAGATAGTTCGTATTGTTTTTGAAGTGTGGACAGAGTAGTGGATAGTTTGTCAGTTTCAGAACCATTTAATTTCATTTGGGATTGAGCTAACTTTAATTCTTGTGTTAACGCTCTGTTTTCCTGATTAATATCGGCTATTCTATTTTTATAATCGGCTGTATCAGCCTTAAATTTAATTATGGTTTCCTTTGAAGGTACAGCCACTATTTACCACCCTCCTTTTCTTCCATATAGGATTTCCACCCTAAATAAGCGCTTTTATTTTCAGCTATTCTTTGAACATCACGTAAAGGGAGATTCCAGAAGTCATGTTCCGAAATTTCAAAAATAAATACGTAGAGACTATATATGTCAACCACGTACTCAATCTCATATTTCGGAAGTTTTAAGCCTTTTTTCCCGCTTTTGCTTGGAAACCTTTAGCCATGTTGTTTTTGCCTTTACCACTTAGAATTGCACCGAAAATTTCAAACGCTTCTTCCATGTTGATCTCGTATTGCTGCATGAATGTTTCAAAATCCATATATTCTTTTGGAGTAGCTTGACGATAAGCTGCATAAACAGTTCTAAATGTGTCTAATAAGTCGATGTTTTGCATTCCACCAGCACTGAATAACGTGCTTAAAAATGATTTGTTAATGATGCCTTCTTTTTCTAAATTGAATAACGTCCAAGCCGTTAAATTTGCATTGACTGCAACTACCTCACCGTTTGCTAATGTAATGTCTTTTTTCATAATGAAATCTCTCCCTTTTAGCTAAAATTAAAAGGCGCCCCATTAAGAGCGCCCTACATAGTTAATCTTTTTATTTTTTTATTAAGGTGTAGTAAGTTGAAGGCTTGCAGGATCGAATTTAGTTAACCAATTCGTTGCAACTGTACCTGTTAAGTTGACACCTTCGTAATAAAGTTGTCCGTAAGCATCCGGTAACGCTGTAATTTCTAATTCAAATTCTGCTAATTCTTCAGCACCGTTTTCCACACTCTTGACATATCCAGTAGCAGCAGTGCAGTTAGGGAACGCGATTAAACGTTTGTTACCTTCAAAAATATCAGCTTCTTCAGCCACGAACGAGAAATCTTTCCCGATGCTATCAATGCCGTATGCGTAAACATCCGTAACCAATCCATCGTTTGTAATACCGAAAATGTCACGTAATACTTTTAATTGCATATGGCCACTAATTGTAACGGTTAATTGAGAAGGTTTGGATTTTTTCTTTTGAATAACACCACCACATAATTTCGAAATTGATTTAATTTCTGTTTCTGCATCTAGCTTTCCAACACAACCAAATGGCTCGGAAACCGTTGCACCTTTAAATAAAACACTTGCATTTTTAATCTCGACCGCATCAAACACATCAATTGTAGGCATTTAATTTCCTCCTAATTTCTTATTAATTTCTTCTATCAAAGATTCATTTAAAAATTCAACAGCTTGTTCTGCTTTCTTATCCACGCCATGATCCATGAAGTTTAAAGGTGATTTTCTTTTGCTTGTCCCTATCCCTAAATCCGGAAATACCAGGTATGCATATTGCGATTTAGGTTTAATAGTTAAAGTAAGATTTTCCTTTGTATTTGCACTCAAGGACTTGTATAAAGCGGCGTGTGGCTTATCTCTATCTGAAATCGGGATTAATCCCAATATAGATTTTTCGAATATCGGAAATACTTTCTTTCCTAAATCCCTATTGATAACTGTTTCGGCAACGCCAGGAAGCTGTTTAATATTGTTTTGTAATGAATCGAAATTTGAAAAGTCAACATTATAGTTAGCACACATGTTTAACAGTCCTTGTTAATTCAAATTCAATTACATCTACGAAAAATTCAGTATCTCTTTTTCTCATTTGATCTTTTCTAGTTTTTAAACAAGTGTGACCAGTAGGACCTAGTGAGCTCATGAACGTTAGTTGCAGCAAATCTAAATCTTCCCTGTTTTCCGAGAAGTAATAAACAGTTACATCTTGTTTGTAAGTCACGCCACTAACCCTTTCAAAACCACCAGTTTTAAATACAACATGGTTGATTTTAGAAAGTTTAGATTCATCTTCTTGAACAAGGTCTTGAAAAATCGTTGCGCCTTGAAAGAATGTCTCTAAATGTTCAACTAATTTAGCATTATACTTTTCTATCAACTCACTTGGATTCGTCAAGTTGTTCACCTACCCTTTGTAAATAAATATATAAACTATTCTTGTACTTATCTGTTTTAATGATGCTGTAATTTTCGTCTCTTAACTGAACTATAAATTTGTCCACACTCTTATGATTGAAAACGGGTGCATTTAAAACTTCAATTTTCATATCTAATTGACCGCCGATACTGTCAGCGAATTGAATATCCATTTCACGAATAAACGTTTCGCTAAAACGCAACTTAGCAATCTCGATGGGTTTATGTCCTATCACCTTCTTAGCAGCGTTTCTAATAGTTTCCTGCTTCATGACACTAACAAAACCATCGTTAAATGTTTTTCTATGTTGTTCCAGTGCCATCGCTAACCTTCCTTTCATCTAATGCTACTTGGAATGTCAATCGTGAGAGTGGTTGTTCAAAATTAGATTCAAATTGATCTAATGCATTGTTGTATTCATATCGAACACGATTTATCACTAAGCTACGTGCAACTAAATTGACTTTCAGGTCGAGTTCAGCGCCTACTAAATTATTGATATAGTAAACTGAACCCCCTATTAGATTTACGATGTTATTGTCTTCTTCAGTCCATGTAATAGCTAGCGCATGTTTTACATCATCAAGTAAATCAAAAGGCGACACTAACGCCGCCCCTGATTCAATTTCACTCATAAAGGTTCACTCCTTTTTACTCTCCTGGTGCTACTGCTGGCACTGGCGTTGGTGTAGGCTCAACCATTGTTGTAATATCGAATACTAAGAATGATTCATTTTCTTCAGCACGTCCGTTAGCGTACATTTTAGCGATATATAAATCTTCATCTTCAAGAGCACGAGTTTGATCATAAACGTCTAAACGTTGTGCTCCACCTAGTCCTAAGAAGTAATCTTTCGCCATACCTGCAATTAACTTGCCTTTTGGAACTGCATGAGATTTAATAATCTTCCCTGGGATTGGTAATACATTGTAAGCATAAGTTCCATCAGCGTTAGGACGTGTAGTGTAACCGTAAATGCGCGCCCAGTAATCAACAGGGTTGACAATCAGTAATACATTTTCTGGATTACGTTTGCCATCTTTAGTAAGTGGCGCCATAATCTTGCTACCTAAAGTGAATGGAGAGAAGTCTTTTAGTTGTCCGGCAACAGCTTTTGCAGAATGTTCACCATTCGCAACTGTTAATAAATCGCGCATCATTCCGATCGGCTGATCTTTACCAGTGCCATCCACAATAGCTTGTTCTAATGCGATTTTTAAAGACTCAACTAGAACTGTACGAACGTAACGGTCTAACCATGTTGGGCCCAAATCTAACATTGACTTACAAACTGGCATAAAAGCAGATAATTTGAATTGAGAAATATCAATTGTTTCAAAACCTTCATCTAAAAGTTCTTTATGAGCGGCACATAATTTGCCCCAAAATGCTGTTTGAACTTCACCCTTTTTAAGAATCCATTCAGTTAAAGCGCCTACGTTTACGAAATTGATTTCGTTTAATAGTTCGTGGGATCGTGTTAACTCTTCAAATACACGCTCGATAACCGTTGGCGGTACTAATGCTTCTGTACCAGTAAATGAAGCGCCAGCGATTACTTGATTGTAGTATTTCGTTTCTTGACTAGTTAAAACGTGTCCACCACGTGCAGCTAAAACAGCTTGATCGCTTGATTGTGAGTTTGCCAGTTGTAGAATTTCGTTTTGAATACCTTCAGCAAATTGAATTAATGCATTATCTACTTGTTCTGGCGTACCAGATGCTAATACCTCGCTTAATTGTTGACGATTTGCAATTTTTGATTCTAAATCTTTTCCCATTGTAAAGTTCCCCCTATTTTTTAATAACGTTTTCTAGTAATGAAAACATAAAGTTAGATGTTTTTTCAGCATTAACGATGCGTTTGTTAGCTTCATTTTCGATAGCTACTTGATCGTTTTCTTCTTCATTTTCTTCCGGTTCTTGAACAACGTCTTCTTCACTGTCCACACTTTCTATCGCATCAGAAATTTCATCAACGAATCCATAAGATTTTGCTGTTTCAGCAGTCATGTAAGTTTCGTTATCAAGTAACGCTTCTAATTCATGAAATTCGCCATTAAATCGATTTCGATACGTTTGGATCAATGCATCATCAACGTCACGTAACATTTTGGCTTGCTTTTCTAACGAATCAGCATTGCCGTACGCATAAGTTGAGGCCCTATGAACCATCATTGTTGTATTAGATGGCATGATAATTTTGTCAGCGCCCATTGCAATCAAAGAAGCAGCAGAAGCAGCAAGGCCATCAACTACAGCAGTAACTTTAGCCTTATGACTTCTTAGATAGTTACAAATCGCAATGCCTTCGAATGCATCGCCACCGCCTGAATGAATGTGTAGTTCAATTTCGTCAGCATCGATATTATCGAACATTTCACGCGTTTTCTTTGCGTTAATATCGCCCCACCAACCAGCGCCAACAGTTCCATGCATATAAGCGACAACTTTTTTCCCTTCAGACTCATCTTTACTGTCCATCATTAGAAATTTCGGCTGGATTTTCTCCATTTTCATCACTCTCACCTCCTTTTAAGTTGCCACTTATTTCGGCTCTTTCATAGTTCTTAGTGACATAACGTTTATTAGCCCAATCTTCATCGATTAATTCACCACCTAAACGTTCAATTACATTGTTAATACTAAGTCCACCAACAGCGAATAGTTTGTCCACAGCATTAGCGAACTTCGTTAAATCGAATAATTTGAAGTTTTTCATATCGAACTTGATGTAAGTTTTCTTTAAATATTCATCTCGCGTAAACATTTTTTTGTTGAACTCGTTTGCTATCATTTCACCGATAGGCTTGACCGAGAATAATATAAAATTGTCGAGATCCCCATTCGGATTACCAGAAGTAGAGATTCCACCTTCACTTATACCGCTTAATAATGACGGTGGTATATGGAAAGCAATAGCCACAAAGTCTAACATATCTTTTGCGAGATTCTTAATATCTCTTGTATCCATCTTTTGTGGGTCCTTACTTTGATTCTCTAAATTAACTTGTTCCGGTAAAAACAAAACAGATGCAAGCTTTTCGGGATTCGTATAATCTTTCATTTTTTCCTCGAAAAGTGCTTGTGCTGCTTTTCCGTTCTCGTCTGTTAAAGAGCTCATGAAACGTCCCTTGAGTATAAATCTGAATTTTCCATTTCCTCTATAGTCAGACATGGCTTTCGCAAGTAATAATCCGTATGAGTTATACAAGCTATCAATAACTTGATTAATAGACTCTTCAGAAAGCCGGAAATACAAGATTTCACTCTCTTTATAAGTTTTACTTAGCATTTCACCATTTATAGAGATTGAATGATAAGTAAACTCTTTTAAGCCATTCGTAGTTTCACGATAAAACGAATCAGCTATCCACATTTCATCACCTATAGGGACAATCAATACCTCGTTTTCATAAACAATCTCGTGAACAAACTTCACCCAAAACTCGTGAGCATTTTGGTTTTTGTTCGGTGATACATTCAATTGATAGTAGTTCAAACTCCTTTTCAACTTCCCGTCCCTATACGATTCGAAATCACAGGCAACCAACGAACGTGCAATTAAATCAATGGCAGCATTAACATACAGTTTCTTGTAAGCTATTTCCGCTTTTAATTGCAGTGTTTGGCAGTCTGGATTCGGAATTTCACTACTACTACCACCAAAAAATGTTTTAACTATTGTTCTAATTCCCAATTAACTCACCTCCTTTAGTTAAAATGACCATACTTGCATATCATTAATATCAATTGCATAGTCTTCGATTTCTCCATCGAAATTTAAAGCGTGAGTGAACGCGAAAAACCCGTCAGTTTTTCTTTTGACAGGGTCGATTTTTTTATATTCTTTTGAGCCATTACCTAATTCATCCACATAGATATTCCCACAATACCAACGCATAACAGGATCATCGTGGAAAACGATATTATGATTGATGAATAGATGTTGGATTAACGGGTCTAACATAGCATGGATATATTGACCACGACGTACTACCTTTACTTTTTCATGGAAACCAGCTTGTTCTAATAAGGGCTGTAAAATTACTGAACGGAATTTATCAATAGCGATGTATTTAATATCGTATTCTTTCGCTTTATCTAAGAACCAATTGACAACACGTTCTGGTTTTATCTCTTTATCGTACACAATGGTGAATAGACCTTTTTCCACGCCTATATCAATGATGTCCTGGTTTATATCCTGCATTTTCAACGCTTCGTGCCATATAAACGTGTGATGAATCCAAATACGCTTACCATTCACCTTAAATAATAAACCTACACTACAGAAGTCGCGTAATTCAGCGAAATCTACACCACCAACGCATTGATATTGATGCAAATTATCTGGTAATTCTTGATTCGTAGCAAGAATATCCTCATAAGTAGCGATTTTGTGTTGAAACAGTTGCTTCGGAATGTTCATACGCTTTGTCATGAATTCAACATGCATTGGAATGTTAGTCTGACAATCGGCCCATTCTTCTTTCATCGTTTCGAATAATTCTGTGTTATCCCTAATGGAAGGATTGGCTTTTTCCCAGTTCGCAATATCTTCGACTTCTTCTTCAGAGTCTAATTTGCAAATAAACGGGAAAATCTTACTATTTTCAACTTCTCCACTTAGAATCATGCGTGCCTTTTCTTTCATATCATCCAAAACGCCACCACGGACATATCCATCCGTTGTTAAATAGAAAGTTCGGCCATCTTTAACTTTACCGAGCGCCGAACGGAATACTTTAATTGATGCATAGTCTTCATATTCGTGAATTTCATCGAACCAAACTGATCCAGGACGCAAACCATCTTTTGTTCTAGCATTAGAAGTATTGTATTTTAAATGTGATTTGTTCTTTTTATGTTCAATTAACACTTTAGTCGTATTGAAAGACTTCTTCAAAACGCTATTTTTAGGGTTGTCAATTACATTCCGAACATCTTGAAATGTAGTTTTTGCTTGTTGTTCAGAAGTTGCTACCCATTCGATATGATAATTATCAATTCCGAACTGTTTGGACAGCATATAAAAATTATGCCAACCACCATAACCATTTTTACCGCCACCACGACCCATTAAAATTAAAATCTGATTCCAAACTAAACGGTCATTATCTTTGTATCTAACTCCATATACGCAAGCATTAACAAATCTTTGCCAAGCGTAAAGTTTGAAAGGGAAATATGGCTCTGGAATTTTAACACTGTCCTCAATAGCTTTTGCATCAATATAAACATTTGGATCATCTAAAGTTTTTCGAACTAAGGCCATTAATTGTTTTTGCTCTTTGCATGACCTTATCTCTCCGCTTTCCACACTATACATGTACTCGCTAATGTACGGGTGATATTTATAAGGAAGATTAGACTTCTGCTTCATCGTCATCCTCCTCACTTACCGCTTTAAGGCCAAGTTCATTAAGAATCTTTAACATTTGCGTATTGGTCTTATTCAACTCATTAATGCTATCGTTTTTCTTCATAAAACCATTAGCACCTAAAACTGAAACGCCGCGGTCTTTCACATCAGCTATCAATTTATTTTTTATATCCCAAAATGACATATAATCTTCTACTAAGTCCATAAAATGAGCGTGTATGATACCGTTTGTGCCAAGTTGTTCATATAAATCATCTCTTATTTTATTTCTAAGCGTTTTTTCTCTGCTCTTTTGAAGCTTTGCAACCTTTTCTGAAACATTTTTTAGACCTTTTTCATTTATCATGTCTTCCCAATAACGGCTACGCCATGATTTAACAGTGCTAACAGATACGCTATATTTATTCGCAATATCCTTGTATTTAACGCCTTCTAAGAAATCTTTGAACGCTAATTTATATTTACTTTGTTTTCCGCTCACAATATCATCACCCCGCTTTTTTATTAGATTTTTTCGAAGATTAACTTTAAAAACATTACTTAAAAGAACGAAAATAGTCTTGTATATTTTTACTTAGCAGGAAACAATATCAACTGTATAATGATTACAAATACATATCAAAAATTTTCACCATCCAAGTGAAGTGGTGGTGTTTTTTTGCGATTTTTTTCTGTCTCACGCGCGGAAAGCAAAAAATAAAAAGACAAATCTCCCCCCCGCGTTGCTCGGTCCCCCAGCAAAAATTTTTCTATATTTTACCCGGGGGGTGTCTCAGGAAATTTATCTTAAATTATTTTATAGCTAAACCAAAGAATAGCTCAGCATATTCAATAACAATGTGAGCTTCTGTTAAAGTCATGTTTAGATAATGTTCTAACCAATGTTCACGTAGACTTTTCTTTACTGTTTCAAGTGTAGTCTTCTCACATGCTCTTGGATTACATATGTGTCTGATCTGTTTGTATGTTATGTAGATGTCACGTTGAAACTGTTTGAATATATCTAAAGCGCGTTCATCATCTGTTCCATCTTTCATTAATGTCTTGATGAATTGTAAGTTATATATGTTACCTTGTATCGTTAGGCTGTCCACACTTACCACCTCTCTTCATCTACTATCGTACAGTGCTTCTTCACTATGTTCTTCTCTTTGTTATGTTCTTTGTTATGACATTGAATGCATAGCGTTTCTAGGTTGCTTAGTATATAAGCTAAGTCTGGTCTGTCACGTAACTCCTTGATGTGATGAACGTTCCTACCCTTGCTATACTTACCTTTGCGCTTGCACTCCTGACATTCGCTATTATCCCGTTCGAGAGCCAATATTCTTATGTGCTTACGCCAATATGGATGTTTGTAGAATTTGATTATATTATCTTGCTCATATAGTTTATTAATCTCTTGTATTGTTAGAGGTTGCATCTTAATCTTCTATCCAATCGATACTCTTAAAATCATTTAAATAATCGATATGTTCAAGTAATTTAAACGCTTCAAAACTAATTTCTACACCATACCAACCATGAACGTTATCCCATTCTACTAAGTAATACTTGCCGTTATGTTCTCTAACTACCTTCATCCCGTCACCTCTCTTAATCTCGACTTATCGATCACCCATGTCTTACCTATCTTCTTTGCTACAATCTTTTCTTCAGCGCATAAGTTCTTAACATGACCAGGTGATACATTAAGAATAGATGCAGCTTCATGTACACCAATTACATTGTGTAAGTTGCTACCCATCTATCCTCACCCCTTATATTCGAATTCCACTTACTTTAGCTTTCTTAATCATCTTTTCACTAATTTCTTTAGCTAACTTTTCCGCATCGACTTCACTAAGCTTTTTCAATAATTCTTCAATACCTTCTTTTAATAAGAACTGTTCCGTTTCCTTTGGCAAAACAATATCTGAAGCAATTCTTTCTGTTTTTATAGCGTCAATTAGAAAATCTTCCACCATACTCGAATCCTCACAACAGAACATTCCCGCCATCATCTTAATGCCATGTTTCTTATCACTTATTAAACGAGCAAGTTTTACAAGTTCTTTATAAATCTCTTTCTTTTTATTATTGATAATTGTTTGTTCAATCGCTCCTAATTTCTCTTCTTGCTTTTCTAATGGCGCAAATGGCATCGGTCTTGTCGGTCCTCCACATCTAACGCATTTCAACCCGTCAACATGTTTAGAAACAACAACCGTTCTACAATTCTTATCAATACATTCAACCATATCTTTAAATTTCATCATTCATCATCCTCCAAAATAAAAAAGCACCCGAATGGATGCTTTTTATAGATTATTAATTTGTACTTCAATTACGGTACGTGAAGTTTTATTCTTCTCTCAGCTAACAACCGCGACAGACACCATCGGAAAACTTATCAGGCTCTCCTAATTCTGTCTACCTAGGATGTTGTTAGCTCAAAGAAGAGCAAAAGCTCTCCCTAATAACGGTACCATTCAATCATTACCATCTGCTGGTTTCGGATTTTATGCGCCATCATTATGAAACCGTTTAGACAACATATAGATTATAAAGGAACATTGTGAGTTGTGTTTTCCGCCACTTCTCACAATACAAATATATCACGTTAATTCCAAAACAACCGGCACATTTCCTGCCAAAAAGCGGTCACAACTCTGCCACTTATTTTTATCTATATTCGAAATTACTCTTTGCAACTGTTTTACCCCAATTATTAGTTTTTGGCAACTGTTCTCTTACCGCTCTCTTTCTCTTATGACTTACCCATATCTTATATTGTGTGTAACTGACCTCTTCGCCAAATCCCTTGGTATCATTGATTTTATTTTACTTTCTCTTTTGAGTTACACAGTACGAAATTTATGAGTAACTGTATAGATTTAAAAAGAAAAAAGCAATGCTTAGATTTTAAACCTAGTCATTGCTTTATCCATTGCATCTTGGTTTACACCTATATAACGTAACGTGACCTTCTCTGATGAATGATTGAATATCTCCATAAGTAATGCTATGTTTTTCGTTTGCATGTACATGTGATACCCATACGTCTTTCTCAATGTATGTGTTCCTATTTCATCTAAACCAAATTCTGCCGCCGCTCCGCTTAATATCTTATATGCCATGCTACGACCGATTGGACGATTCCTACCTTGTCTACTTTGCAATAAGTACTCATTATCTTCTCTTTCTTCAATAAACCATTTAAGTTCTCTTTTCAATGCTGCAGTAATTTGTATCCGTTTCTGTTTCCCTGTTTTCTTTTCTCTCATAGATATATGACTACCTTTGACATCTCCTACCTTCAATTTCAAAATATCCGAGATTCTCAGGCCTGTATTGATTCCCATAATGAAGAGAATGTAATTACGTAAACTCTTTTCCTTAAAATAATCTTTTAACTGCTGTATTTGCTCTGGATCACGTA